GAAGCCATCGCTGATGGCCGGGCCAAGAAGGGCGACGGTAAGGACGTCCACCACGTGAAGCCCCTCGACAAGGGCGGCTCCACCGACAAGTCAAACACCAAAGTGGTCAGCAAGAAGGCCAACCGTGGGTGGCGCAAGGACAACCCTGAGATGTACACGAAAGGGAAGAAATGACACCAAAGGAAGAGAAGGTCTGGGCGCTGCTCGTCCAGCACCGACACCTGTCTGACGAGTTCATCGCAGAGCAGACCGGGGTAGAGCCTGAGTTTGTAAGGCACCTTATCGGGCGTATCAGTTCGCCCAACTGGCGGGAGCCGCGCCCACCCGCTTTAGTACGGGACCGCCACGTGGGGGAGTCCGATTACTCCGCCCGCACTATCCAACCTTGGGATATATGGCGCGAGTACAACCTGAACCCTTGGGACGCAGATATTATCAAGCGCGTGCTGCGCACCAAGCCCGGCCAAAAGAAGCTGGATTATCAGAAAATCATCCATGTTTGCGAGGAGCGCATCCGGCAACTGGAAAACGAGGAAAAGCAACATGCTGGTGTGGACAAAAAAGAAAGCTCTAATCTTAAAACCGCGTAGTCCAGATCGTATCCTCAACACAATTCCTTCAGCAAAGACATTCTCTGTGAAAGGCGTGCCCTACGTGGCGGTGCCCCACAAGCTGGACGAGACCCGTGTGTTGAGGGCGATGGGCTACATGGCACCTGCGCCTATCCGTAACCTTTACAACTGGCCGGGCAGGTTCCCCCCGTTCGACGCGCAGCGCGAGGCCGCAGCGTTCTTGTCCATGTATGAGCGGGCATTCAACCTCAGTGAGCTGGGCACGGGGAAATCACTGGCGTCGTTGTGGGCGTACGACTATCTGCGCTCCACGGGCAAGGTCAACAAAGCGTTGATCATTTCACCACTCTCCACACTGGAGCGCACGTGGGCCGATGAGATATTCAACCACTTCCCGCACCTTGAGTGCGCGGTACTGCACGGCACCAAGAAAAAGCGCCTCCAGATGCTGAAGCAAGACGTCGACGTGTACATCATCAACCACGACGGTGTGAAGATTATCGAACCCTACCTCAAGGACCGGAAAGACATCGACATCGTTATCGTGGACGAGATCGCGCAAGCCGCACGCAACGCGGGCACTGACCGCTGGAAGGCCATCAACAAAGTGGTCAACCGTCAGGGGGTCAAGCGATACTGCTGGGGCATGTCGGGTACACCGACGCCTAACGCCCCGACCGATGCGTGGGCACAGTGCAGGCTTATCGTGCCAGACAGCGTCCCGCCGTACTTCAACAGGTTCAAGGGCGAGGTGATGAAACAGCTGTCCCAATTCCAGTGGGTGCCAAAGCCCGACGCTATGGAGCGGGTGCGTGATGTTATGCAGCCCGCCGTGCGGTTCACCAGAGACGAGTGTTTGGACCTGCCGCCGCTGATGTTCGAGACCCGCACTGTGGCGCTCACCAAAGAGCAGGACAAAGCATACAAGGAAATGGTTGCCAAGATGCGCACCGAAGCCGACACCGGGGACATTACAGCGGTCAACGAAGCGGTGAAGATGGGCAAGCTGGTCCAGATCGCCTGCGGCGTGGTGTACGACAACAACCGCACTGAGGTGGTGATCCCGTCTCAGCCACGGACGGATGAGGTACGGTCCATCGTGCAGTCTGCCGAGGGCAAGGTCATCGTCTTCGTCCCTTACGTGTCATCGGTCAACATGGTGGCCAAGGAGCTGTCCAAAGACTTCACTGTCGAGGTCATCCACGGGGGTGTGAAGAAGGACGAGCGGGACCGCATCTTCGGGGCGTTCCAGAAGGGCAAAGAACCCAAGGTTATCGTGGCTCAGCCAGCAGCCATGTCCCACGGCTTGACGTTGACCTCTGCGTCCACCATCGTGTGGTACGCTCCGGTGACGTCCAACGAAACTTTCGAACAGGCCAACGGGCGTATCAACCGCCCCGGCCAGAAGATGAACAACTTCATCATCATGCTCGAAGGTACTCCAGTGGAGCGGCGTATATACAAGCGGCTCCAGAACAAGCAGAAGATGCAGGGCTTACTTCTGGACGAAGTCAAGGCAACCAGAGACGCTGTCATTGCTTGACAGTGGTAAGCACATGTACTAATCTGCACACATGTAAACACATATGGAGGCGTATGAACGCTATGAACTTGCTAAAGCCAGAAGAGGTCTCGGCCAAGCTGGGCATCACCAAGGGAGCGTTGCCTGCGTTGCGGAGACGCGAGGAGAGTTTCCCTGAACCGATCCGAATTTCCAGTAAGGTACTCCGCTGGGATGAGGCCGACATTAACAACTGGTTGCGGGCGCGTAAGCCCGAAGCCAAAAAAGCAAAGCAACCCCGCAAGAGGGTGCTGATACCGGGAAAGGACCGAGTAAATGCCCAAAATGACTGACCTAGACGACGTTACGTTGCTGAAAGTGTTCATTGCACTGCGAGACCGCCGGGCCGCGCGTAAAGCCGATTTTCAGGCTGACGACCTCGACGACCGCACGAAGCAAGACAAGATTGAAGTCGAGTTTTTGCGACGGTTCAATGAACGCGGTATCGACAACGTATCCGCCCGTGACGTGGGAACTGCTTACAAGTCAACACGTTCATCCGCCACCGTGGCCGACTGGGATAACTTCCTCGGCCACGTTCAAGAAAACGACGCTTGGGAGCTTCTGGAGCGCCGTGTTAACAAGACAGCAGTGGAGCAATTCAAGGCTGTCAACTCTGATCTGCCGCCCGGTGTAAACTGGTCGGAGACACAGGTCATCAACTTCCGTCGCAAATAACGAGGACTACTCCAATGACAAAAGACATGATTGCCATCTCAGGCTCCAAACTGCCTGCGCACCTTCAGAAGAAGGCCAAACCAACCAACCAGTTCGCCGACGCGGTCAGCGCTGGCGGGTTCCCCGTGGTGTCCATCAAGGGCAAAGTATTCCACGTGACCCGTGGCGACGAGCGTACCATGGTCACAAAACCCGGCGAAGACGACGAGCCAGCGTCCGGTCTGGAAGTTGTGATCTTGGCCTCCAACCCCAAGAAATCAAAAGTCTACTACGAACACGGTTACGAAGAGGGCAGCAGCTCCAAGCCCGACTGCTACTCCAACGACGGCATCGCCCCTGCGCTTGACGCAGAAGATGCCCAGTCCGCCAAGTGCGCTGTCTGCCCACACAACCAGTGGGGTTCGCGCATCACCGAGACCGGCGGCAAGGGTAAAGCCTGCTCAGACTCCATGCGTCTGGCCATCGCACCGGCGGGTCAGCTGAACGATCCCATGCTTATCCGGGTGCCTGCGGCTTCACTGAAGACCTTGGGCCAGTACGGTGCGCAGCTTGCCAAGCGGGGTGTAGAGCCAATGCACGTAGTTACCCGTATCGGTTTCGATTACACCGTGGCGCACCCAGCCCTGACGTTCAAAGCCATGCGGTTCATCGACGAAGACGAGCTGGCTGCCGCTGAAGAAGTGTTGGTCGAAGAAGAAGAGACCATCGGCAACATCACCGGGACCACGGGTGCGGGCCTTACCGAAGCAGAACAGCAGGCCGAAGCTCCGGCGGAAGTCGCTGAGAAGTCAGCCAAGCTGGCCGAGGCTGTAGCAGAGGCGGAAGTCGCGCCGCGCAAAACCAAGGTCAAAGTTGAGGCTCCGGAAGCGCTTGAAGCTGAAGACGAAGACGAAGAGCCGGTAGCTGTAAAGCCCGCCAAGGCCGAGAAGAAAGCTAAGGCTCCGGCGGTCGAAGACTTCGACGACATCGACACAGCGTTGGATAACTTGGACTTCGACGACTAATACGGTAGACTGGTAAGGCCGGGGGAAACCTCGGCCTTTTTACCCCCAAAAAATTCAATACAACCACAGGTGAAATATGGACACGCAAGACTTTTTGGAACTGGTCATGCCGTCCGAGGGTAAGAAGATTATCGGGTTGCAGGTAGTGTTGCCCGAGGGCCGAAAGTCGATGCGGTGGCTCACACACAAAACACACGCTCAGGCTGCGAAGACAGCGCTCAAACTGGATGCGGATGGTGAGACAGTATATTTTGGCGTCAACTCCTTCGGGGACTGGTACACGGAAACAGCCATAAAAAACGGTGAAGAAGTAGAAGTTCGCCGCATCCGCACGCAAACCAACGTCGTGGCGTGCCGGTCTTTATTTGACGATTTCGACGTTGACCCACAGAAAAACGCAGAGTGCGCCGCCGCTGGTAAGCCGCCTGTGTGCTACGACACACGTGAAGAGGCCATGGCCGGTATCGTCAAGCTGGCCCAAGCGCTGAGGCTTACCCCCACGATTGTGTCCTCGGGTGGCGGGTACCACTTTTACATTACGATGGACGAAGACTTCACCAGTGGCGTGTGGGATGAACTGTCCGACATCAAACGTGACATCATGTTCCATCTGGGCCTGCGCGGAGACCCTTCGGTAGACAAAGACGTATCGCGCATCCTGCGCCCTGTGGGGGTGCACAACCGCAAGACAGACACGCCGCGCCCCGTAGAGGTGGTCAAGGTCGGCAAGGTCTACTCACTGGAGAAGGTGCGGGAGCGACTGGAGACATACGCCAGAGAGAACAACGTGGAGCCATCGCCCAAGGTGATGCGCCGGAGTGACGTGGTCGACAACCCATTCGGGGCTGCGTTCGAACCCTTCCCCCCAACAGACGCGAACAAGATCGCAGAGAACTGCGCAGCAGTACGGCAGTTCCGCGATACAGGCGGCAAGATACCTGAACCCCACTGGCACCGCGCCATCGGTGTGCTGCGCTTTTGTGAGAACGGCGAAGTGGCCATCCACGAGTGGAGCAGCGGGTACGACGGCTACAGCCAGATGGAGACCCAAGACAAGATCGACAACTGGGCCGCTGGCCCCACGTCCTGTATCCAGATGGACTTGCACACCGGGTGCCGTGAGAACTGCCCCTTCAAAGACAAAGTCAAATACCCCAGCCAGCTGGGTTTTATGGACGACGCGCCGTCCGTGGCGGAAGACACCACGGCACAAAGTGCTGACACGAAAGCAGATGACGACGAAGACGAAGACGGTGGCACGCCGTCACGCGGCAACAACACCGTCATTGAAGGGCAGTCGATCCCGTACTGGCCAGCTAACGGCTTCCGCTGGAACGGGTCCGCACTGTCGCGGGCCGTACTAGACGACGACAACGTGGTCCACTGGAGACCGTTCTGTAAGTCTTTCGTCTACCCCATCAACCGGATCAAAGACGCTGATGGCCTGTGGGTTACTAACTGGCGGGCAAAAGAGAAGAACGGAAGCTGGCGTGAGTTCTTCATGCCGACAGCGGAATTAGCTTCCACAGACATGATGGCCAAGACCATGGCCGCCAACGAGGTGTTCTTAATGCGCACCAGAAACGCGAGGAATGACATGGCTGAATTTGCTGAAGGGCTTATCGAAACGCTGCAAGCGTGGCGCGTAGAGACCAAAACCTACAAACAGTTCGGGTGGAACGACGACTACACCGGGTTCGTTATGGGCACCAAGATGATCACGCTCAAGGGCGAAGAAGACGTGCTCTGTGACCCCACAATTCCGGGGGACGTAACGGTGGAGTTCGAAGAGAGCGGAACACTGGCTGAGTGGGTGACTAACATCAACACCCTGTACAACCGCCCCCGTGCGGAGCCGTACCAGTTCGCCCTGTGCCACTCTATGGGGTCTATACTTGTGGACCTGTTCGGATCATCCAACTGGCACGGCATACCACTGGCCTTCACCGGCGCAGGCAGCACGGGCAAGACAACTGCGTGCTCTATCGCCGTCGGCTTTTACGGCAACCCAACACACATGGTCAGGCAGGCGGCGGATCAAGGTTCTACCCTCAACGCGATAGTCAAACGTATCGCTGTAACAGGGTCGCTCCCTCTGCTGCTGGACGAGTTCTCTGGCCGCTCTGCTGAAGACCTGACGCGCACTGCCTACGCACTGGCCAACGGTCGGGACAAGGAGCGCCTCACGTCATCGGGCAGGTTCGCGGGCGTGGGTGGGGAGTGGTTCAAAAACAGCTTCATCACATCCAACGATTCATTGCACGGGACGATAAGCACGTTGTCCGCAGGGCATAAGGTCGAAGCCACACAGCTGCGCTTTTTTGAGGTCAAGCTGCCCAAAGGGTTCAAAGACAGTGTGTTCCCGGATGTCCGGCAGAACTTCGTCGAACACCACATGAACAACGTATACGGCGTGGCGTGTCGCCCCTTCATCCGGTTCGTCATCAAGAACCTTGACTGGGTTAAGCGCCAGATCATGGCCGCCAGAGACAAGTTCAACCCCTCATCTGAAGACGACAGCAAGGAGCGTTTCTACCGGGACGCAATCGTGACTGCACTGGTGGCCGGGAAGATCGCCGAAAGGCTGGGGCTTATATCCTTCGACGTAGCCAACATGAAGAAGTGGGCCATGCAAGAAGTTTTGCTCATGCGCGACAGCCGCAGGGAGAGCAACACAGACCTCAGCGAACATCTGGCGCAGTTCATCTCCGCGTTGTACGGACGACTCATCATCACGCGCCAGTTCGCTGTCGGTTCCCACAAAGAAGCACCCATGGAAATCCTGCGCGGGACAGCTGTGGGCCGCGTGGCGCTGGACGACAAGGTCGCCTACGTCAGCGTAAAAGCAGTCGCAGAATGGTGCAAAGACAACGGCGTATCACCAACCGATTTGCGCGATGAGATGGACAAGAAAGGGTACATCTCAGCTGGCCCAGACGGGTCACTGATCCAGAAGATATATCTGGGGCAGGGGACCACGATGGCCAGTGCGCAGCAGCGTTGCTACGAAATCAACTACCACAAGCTGTTCGACGGGAAAGCGCTGTCGCTGGTGCACAGCGGCGCG